ATAAAACAAATTAGCAAATGGGCTAAAAATTTCCAATTAAGTTTTGAATTAAAAGATGAAAGTCACTTAAAACACGATATGGCTAAAAGACACCACCTTAAAAAACTTGAAGAAAGTTATTACCCTACTGGTAAAAAATCTTCATACAACGACAGTGTACCAAACACAAAAATATTAATTCAACATAGCAGAGCCTTAGAAGAAGGTGAACAAAGATTTAGAAACATAGCCAAAATTTATGTTGAAAATGCACAAGGCGAAAGATTTTTATTAGACACAACACGTCCTGGACTTGCCAAAGTACATGCCCGTAATATAGCAGAAGGTGGCACACCTTACGACGACCGTGGCAGACATATTAGTGAATTAATAACTGAATATTCCAAAATGGCTGGCTTTGTAAGAGCCACTAGGGGTAGACAATATAACGAATCAGTGAATCAATTAGTAGAATCAGGTCATCAACATTACTTGACATTGAGAGAAACATTACATAAGCTAACATCAAAAAGAGGTTATAGCCAATACTTTGAGAGTTGGACACCGACCCTAGTTGAAGATACGATTGGACAACCTGATTTAGCAGAAATGTTTAAAAATAGTACATTGGATCCAAGAATTGAAAGTGTGTTGCCTATTCTTTCACGTTTCGCGCCTGCCAAATCTGAAATGAACGAAGTTAAAGAGTTTGCTGATTGGGCTGAGAACCCTAAAGAAGAACAGGTAGATGAAACACCAAAACTATCACCACAAGAAAAATTTAAGCGTGGTTTAAAAAAGGCAGGGTATGATCCAGATGCTGGTGCCAAAAGATTATTAGATTTAATCGCAAGGCAAAAAGCAGAACGTGAAGAACGTGAAAAAGAATTCGCAAGACAAGATGCTGAATTTTATGGTAAAAAAGAAGTTCAACAAGAAGCACAAAAAGATGGTGACTATGTAATGGGCAAAGATAAAGCCAAAAGCATAGGACCCGTTCTTGGTAAAAAATCTAAGCAACACCCATTCAAAGGCAAATTGGTTGGTGGAACATTTGAAAGTACCGACCCATTAAATAGCATCAAAAAACTATCAGGTTTGGACAAATAAAATTTACATTTGCCCACAACAGGCATAAATACAATTGACACATTTGAAATTATCTGTATAATATTTCTTGTGTGTCAGTTGTCTCCTGACAACGATATTTAAAACACATTTAGGCTCAACTTAGGCACATTTTATAGGAGAAACATTATGGCAAGTCTAGCAGAGATCCGTGCCCGCATCGCGGCACAAGACAACAAGAACACTGGTTCTAACCAGCAATCAGATAACGCAATTTACCCACACTGGAATATGGATGAAGGCACAAGTGCCGTAGTTCGTTTCTTGCCTGATGGCAATAACAAGAACACACTATTTTGGGTAGAAAGACAAATCATCAAATTACCTTTCAATGGTATTAAAGGTGATCCAGCAGCAAAACAAATTACTGTACAAGTACCATGCGTAGAAATGTATGGTGAGAACTGTCCAGTTCTTGCAGAAGTTCGTCCTTGGTATAAAGACGAATCACTAAAAGAAATGGCAAACAAATATTGGAAGAAACGTAGTTATCTTTTTCAAGGTTTTGTTCGTCAAAACCCACTAGGTGATGATAAGACTCCTGCGAATCCAATTCGTAGATTTATCATCAGTCCACAAATCTTTACTATCATCAAATCAAGTTTGATGGATCCTGAAATGGAAGAATCACCAACTGATTATGTTCGTGGTCTTGATTTTAGAATCATCAAAACATCTAAAGGTGGATATGCAGATTATTCAACTTCAACTTGGAGTAGAAAAGAATCCGCATTAACAGCAGAAGAACAACAAGCAATTGATGCACATGGTCTTTTCAATCTAGCCGATTTCTTACCAAAGAAACCTAGCGAAGCTGAAATGCGTGTCATTAAAGAAATGTTTGAAGCAAGTGTTGATGGTAGACCATACGATACAGAAAAATGGGGAGCATATTATCGTCCATATGGTGTTGATGCCCCTGCAGGTGCAAAAGTGGAAGAACATGATACGGCAGTTCAAGCTACTGCTACCACAACCGCATCCATAGCAGAGCAACATACCTATGAAGATGATGAGCCAGCTGTAGCATCAAAGCCCATTTCAGTACCCTCAACATCAAGTGACAAGGCGCAAGATATTCTAGCAATGATTCGTGCTAGACAAAATAAAGCAGCCTAATTTGTGGTTGGTAGGGGACGCAACCGTTCCCTACCGTAGGAGAATAATATGACATTACCAGATGAAAGATATAAAGCCATAAAGCAAGGTAAGAAACTATTAGAAGAACTATGTGATCCTGGCAAAACGCCAAGAGTACCTAGTTTAGTTAGAGACCGTGCAAGGACTGCTTTACGACATTTTCCAAACGATTTTGAAATCGACACATTGGCAGCAAAATGTCCAGAAATAATTGAGAATAGAAAAATAGGAGGATAAATTGGCTAAGCCATTTGATGTAAGTAAATTTAGGAAAGAAATAACTAAGTCTATTGAAGGACTTAGTATAGGGTTTAATGATCCGACCGACTGGATTAGTACAGGAAATTATGCACTTAATTATCTTATCAGCGGTGATTTTCTTAAAGGTGTTCCTTTGGGCAAAGTTACTGTATTCGCTGGGGAATCAGGCTCGGGAAAAAGCTACATCTGTTCCGGTAACCTTGTTCGCCATGCTCAACAACAAGGTATCTTTGTGGTACTAATTGACTCAGAAAACGCTTTGGACGAAGATTGGCTCAAAGCATTGGGAGTTGATACCGCAGAAGATAAGCTGTTGAAATTAAACATGGCAATGATTGATGATGTTGCCAAAACAGTCAGTAAATTTGTAGCTGACTATAAAACACTATCACCAGAAGATAGACCCAAGGTTCTATTCGTATTAGATAGTTTGGGTATGCTATTGACGCCAACTGATGTGAATCAGTTTGATGCAGGTGACTTAAAAGGTGATATGGGTCGTAAGCCCAAAGCACTAACTGCTTTAGTTAGAAATTGTGTAAATATGTTCGGGGCGTTGAATATTGGCATGGTTGCAACTAATCACACATATGCGTCACAAGATATGTTTGATCCAGATGATAAAATCTCAGGTGGTCAAGGTTTTGTGTACGCATCAAGTATTGTTGTTGCTATGAAGAAACTCAAACTCAAAGAAGATGAAGATGGTAATAAGGTCACAGAAGTAAATGGTATTCGTGCGGCATGTAAGATTATGAAAACACGATATGCTAAACCTTTTGAATCACTTCAGATTAAAATTCCATACGCAACAGGTATGAATCCATATAGCGGACTGCTTGATTTGTTTGAAAAGAACGGACTACTTGCTAAAGAAGGTAATCGTCTTTCATATACAACCAATGAAGGTGAAGTTATCAAGATGTTCCGCAAGGGTTGGGAAAGTAATGAAGAAGGTTGCTTAGATAAAGTTATGGAAGAGTTTTCAAATAGGATTAATACACAAACGCCTATAGTAGAAGAGGAGACTGCTTAAAATGGATGTGGATGTTATTGCCGAAGTTTGGGATGTGGTTCGTCATCACATAGATACGAATTCTAGAAAGGAAGCTGCTGAAGAATTAGTGGCTTATATGATAGAAAACAACGTGCAACCTGGTGAAATTTTAGATAGCTTTCGAGGTGACAAAGATGTTGCTAAGGCTGTTCAAATTTATGACGACCAAAATCTTCAGGATGAATATGAAGATGATTACGATGATTATGAAGATGAGGATTACTAATGGATTGGTATACTAAAGTCAACCGTGACTTATCGACTATCCCAGATTTCATTTTACATTTTGAATCTGAACTAGATAGTGCTAAGCGTGATACAAGTATCTATGGTAACATAGAAAAAAATCTCGCAGCACTACCTGGTATTACGGAACAAAGATTTAACCAGCTTCAAGAAATTGAGGCTGTGTTAAATTTCCTTAACATCCAATTACGGAAAATTCGTAGAAAGCATTTTCAAAAATACCTTGAATCTTACAATAGAGTATTGACTAGCCGTGATGCAGAAAAGTATGTTGACGGTGAAGAAGAAGTCATTGATTTTGAAACCATTATAAATGAAGTAGCATTGATTCGTAATCGTTGGCTAGGGGTAATGAAAGGCTTAGATAGTAAGAATTTTATGCTTGGGCATATAACTAGACTGCGTACAGCGGGCATGGAAGATGCATCAGTTTAAGTCTACTTAAAGTTGTTTCTTTGATAACATTGACAATAAACCCATACGGGTGTATACTAGCTCTATAGGTTAAATATGTTGTTCAACTTATAACATTGTTGCTAAAAATGCAACACTTGACAAATAATCCAATATTCTGTATAATTATCACATAAATTGATAACTAGGAGCTAACATGAGTACAGTAATTGTCAAGTTCGGTGAGTATCGTAACAA